AATCAAGGCTAGATGTAGCAGAGGCAGGTAGATATAGAGTACGGATAATGGGCTACCACTCAGGTAATACAAATACACTACCAACAAAAGATCTACCATTTGCAACAGTTATAAACTCTCCTACAAGCGCTAGTACATCTGGTGTTATGGAAACTCCTAATTTATTACCAGGGTCAACAGTAGTTGGATTTTTCGCAGACGGCGAAGAAGGCCAGATGCCAGTAATCATAGGATCAATTGCAGGAAAACCTTCTGCCCCAACCGATGAAATGCCAGGAGAGGATGGGTTTAACGATCCAGGAAAAAATTGGCCTAGAGGAATGGATGGCTCTGATATACCTGAAGGGTTCAGTGGAGTTGGCGAATCTGATTTATCTCGTTTAGCTAGGAACGAATCAGCAGAGACACACTATTCGTTACTTAACAAAAGAGAAGAAAGAACAACAGAAGTTAGAACAGCTAAAGCACCATCAGTATCAGCAGCAACAGGTGATGGTGTACTAGATGACAAAGAAGGTAAGGATTATGAAGGTAAAACTTGGGACGAACCTCATGCGAGAGGACACGAAACACCAAAGTACTTCAACCCATTAACAGATTTAAAAGCAGGCGGGACAGGACAGCCACCCGAACCAGGTACATATACATCTCAATATCCTTTTAATCAAGTTAAAGAGACAGAAGCAGGCCACGTATTTGAGGTTGACAGCACAAGTGGTAACGAAAGAATATCAGAATATCACCCAATTGGAAACTATACCGAAATACAATCTGATGGAACCCGGGTCAATAAAATTAAAGGATCTGACTATGAAATTATAGCAGGCGACAAAGACGTTCTTATAAGAGGTTCATGTAACATAACAATAGTAGGAGATGCTAAAGTTTTGGTCCAAGGCGATAAATATGAGGAAGTAGAGGGCGATTACTTTTTATCTATACTAGGTGACAGAGTTACAAAAATCAACGGCAATGACATCAAATCAGTCGTTAGTGACGTCACTGAGACTATTAAAGGGAACAGAACTGTCCGTGTAGCCCTGGATGATACGCAGGACATAGTAGGTAAACAATCAGAAACAGTCGCTAAACAAAAAACAGAAGTGGTTAGTGGCAACGTGGTTGAGACATTTGGTGCAAGCCATAACACTACTATTACAAAGAACCGTTTACAGATGACAGGCGGCGCACTTCAATCTGTATCTGGCGGCAATATGGCTATTGCTACAGGTAAGATAATGGAAATTGGTTCTAAAGGAAATATGCTTATTACAACAGAAGCAGACATGACTGAGACTATAACAGGACAACAATCAACAACAGCCGCTAATACTGACATAAACAATACAGTAGATGTAACAGGCGATGTTAATATAACAGGAACAAGTACCGCAGATGTAGATCATGATTCAGCAGGTATATCCGGCAAAGGACATACACATACTGATACAGCAGGTACATCAGCAGGCACTACAAGTGCACCTAACTAGGAGTAAGAAATGAGTTGTGGACCAAGTGAAGCATTAAAAGGATTAGCAGATTCAGTAGACGCGCTCACCGAAAAGGCTGAGTCTTTAGTTAACGAATCACCACTAGGTAAACTAGGCGATCTAGAATCAATGGCAGCTGACGCAGCCAACGGCGTAATGGGTAAGTTAGAAGCAATGGTGCCTAGTATTAAGTTTCCAGTCCCAGATCATTTAAAAACATTACAAGATGAGATGAAAGAAGTAGCAGCGTTCGTAGCTCTAGGTGCTTTAGCAGCACCCCTTATGAAAATTAAAATAGATCAAATGAAAAAGAAGTGGGGAGGGTTAGGTTCAAATATAAACATAGATAACCTGGCAGACAAACTTAGAATGGGAGCAATGGACTTAGATGATATATGTAAACTAGTTCCAAATTTAGATACTGATGGCATAAATGTTACTGTTAAAGGAACACCAACTTCGTTTCCAGACATAGACCCTGTATCACTTTTAAAGGGTGTACCGTTACCACCTATGTCTAAACCAAAGATAACAATAGACATTGCTGCCGGCGCCAAAAAACAAGGAGCAGATTTTTTAGACGTCGAGCTACCAACCTTTGATTTCTAAGTATAAATACTAATATGGCACTAGTTAAAAGAAAAGTATCGAGACTATACACAGATTTAGACCTTGCATTTGGCAAGAACTTCTTCTCGGATGATATAGATAAAAAGATAGACGTCAATTCAGTAAAGCAATCAATAAAAATATTGTTGTCTACTATGCCTTATGAAAGGCCGTTTCACCCAGAGATAGGCTCTGATATTCATAAGTCATTGTTTGAACCAATGGATGCTTTTACACCGGGTCTTATTAAGAAAAGAATATATAACACAATAGAAAACTTTGAACCTAGAGTAGAACTTGAAGACGTAGTTGTTACATCAAATTATGATTTACAGGTTTATGAAGTAAGTATCTATTTTAAAATTGTCGGTGTACCTGAACCAGCAATATTAACACTAACATTATCTAGGTTAAGGTAAAGGAACTATGGCACAATTAAACGTATCAGAATTAGATTTTGATCAAATAAAAACAAATTTAAAAACATTTCTAAGCGCTCAAACAGAGTTTCAAGATTATAATTTTGAAGGGTCTGGCATGTCAGTGCTTATAGATTTGTTAGCGTACAACACCCATTACAATGGTATGTTGGCGCACATGTTAACAAACGAAAGTTTTATTGACACGGCTATTAAAAGAGAGTCTGTTGTATCAATTGCTAAGTCATTAGGATACACACCTAGATCTTATTTAGGATCAACAGCAACAATTAATTTAGTTGTTACAGTTCCTGCATCATTTAATGGCACATCAGTTACACTATCTAGAAACGCATCTTTTGGAGCATCAGTAGATGGTAAATCTTATTCGTTCCAACCAGTTGAAGACGTTACAGTTAACGCATCGGTGTCAGGTAGTAACACACAATTCGTTTGGAATAACCTACTTATACGAGAAGGGACGAGGGTATCTAATAAGTTTTCAGTATCATCAGCAAAACCTCAAGGACCATATGTTATTCCTAACTCAAAAGTAGACACGACTACTATACGAGCAATGGTACAAGAGTCATTATCAGATCTTACAGTTTCCACATGGTTAAAATCTGACAAGATATTAGATGTTAAAAATGATTCTAAAATATATTGGGTAGAGGAAGGAATAGACGCACTATCTCAATTAAGATTCGGCGACGGTGTTATAGGTAAAAAACTAGACGCAGGAAATTTAATACTTATAGATTATATTGTAGCATCCGGCCCAGGGGCTAATAACGCTAAGACGTTTTCAGCAAATAGTAGAATAGCAGTTGCCGGTGAAACCGTATCCATAACAACAGTTAGTAACTCATCGGGTGGTAACACATCAGAAAAAATTGATGAGATCAGACACAACGCGCCAAGGTTTAATGCTACAAGAGACAGGGCAGTAACAGAGCAAGATTATAAAACACTAATCTTATCAAGTAACTCAAACATACAATCATGTGCAGTATGGGGTGGCGAAAAGAACGATCCCCCAATGTATGGTAGAGTTTTCATCTCGTTAAATCCTGTGGCAGGACAAATTATTACAGAGCAAGATAAAGAGAATATAAAATCTACCATTATCGATCCTAAAACACCGATAGCAATTATGCCAACGTTCGTTGATCCTGAGTACACATATATTAAACTTGGAATTGGCGTTACATACGATCCTAAAATTACCGTACTCACAAAAGGTGAAATGGAAGTAGCTGCTAAAACATCAGTAAACAATTATTTTAATACAAGTCTAAACAAATTAAATAAGAGTTTCTATTACACTAAACTCCACGATGGAATAAAAGCTGTATCAGATTCTATAATTTCAATTAATATACAATTAGGATTACAAAAAAGAATCAAGCCGAAATTAAATAGCCCTTACTTATACGAAGCAAAGTTTAATCAGAAATTACAACCAAGGGAACTTAAGAGTAGCTACTTTAATATAACAGTTAACAACGTTATACACAAAGTATACTTATCTGATACACCAGCAGCAACAGTTATTGCTCCAACTTATTCCGGTACAGGTATAGTAAACGCAATTAATACAGAGGGTAATATTGTATCAGCTGTAGGAACAATTGATTACGATTCAGGTACAGTAACCTTACCGTCTATGACAATGGCAAGTCTTTACGGAACAGAAACACATTTAAGAATAACCGTTACTCCTCATGATTCAATTAAGGATATAACAACACAAGCTCTAATAAGAACATCGGATACATCTACAGCAGCAGTTGTAGCAAAACCATCTAGAAATACAGTTCTTATATTAGATGATAGTAAGACTTCATCACTTATTAATACAGACATAGGTGTGGCAATAACAGCAACTCAGGATGTTGAAGAAATCTAATGGCAGATTATATCCCTTCATTTTATAGATTCGTTAAGTCTATAACAGTTACCGCAGGTGGAACTGGATATAATAACACCCCAACAATTTCAATAACTGGCGGCGGTGGTACAGGTGCTACAGCAACGGCTACTACATTTAGTGGTGCGATAACAAGTTATGTTATAACAAATAAAGGTACTGGATTTACTTCCACTCCGACTATTGTAATAACTCCTAATGCTTTAGACACTACAGCAACAGGTGCAACAGCATCGGCTATATTAGACGCAGCAAACGACTCG